TCTATACCCCTCATGGAGTAGTAGTAGGCGGTGGTAATAACCAAGCTACAGGTAGTTATTCATTTATCGGTGGTGGTGGTGATGCTGGTACTGCGGCTAATAGGAATGTGGCTAGTGGTGATTGGTCGGTGGTATCTGGTGGTTGGAAAAATGTAGCATCTGGTGAAGCGTCATTTGTTGGCGGTGGTGGTTCTTTTGGGGGCGGTGTAGCTGGAAATACTGCGTCTGGCACTTCTTCTGTAGTATGTGGCGGTTACAGTAATGTAAGTTCTGGGACATCTTCTGCAATTGGTGGCGGTAATAATAATACGGCTTCAGGAACTAGAAGCACAGTTGTTGGTGGCACTTATGCAACTACAAGAGGAATTACGGGAAACACAATATTAGGAACTCCTGATAGGTCTATAGCAGGTTCTGCTGGTGTTTCTCAAGCTGGTTTACTTGTATTAGGAGTGCAAACTACCGATGCAACTGCTACAGCATTGCGTTCTAGCACAGCAGCCGCAGGAACAACAAACCAAGTAATACTACCTAACAACTCCGCTTACTTCTTTACTGGAGAAGTGGTATCAGGAGTAACTGGCGGTGGTAACACCAAAGGTTTCACTATCGAGGGTGTAATTAAACGAGGTGCTAATGCGGCATCTACAGCCTTGGTCGGAACTCCTACAGTCGTATCTACTTACGCTGATGTTGGGGCAGCTACTTGGGCTATTGCAGTCACAGCCGACACGACTAACGGTGGAATAACAGTTACTTTTACAGGGCAAGCGGCAACGACTATTCGTACAGTTTGCCAAATCCGCACAACCGAAATGACTTACTAAGGAGATTTACATGGCACTAAAACTAGCAGTTGAAACCCAATTTGGCGTACCAGCCCCCGAAGCCTACGCTAGAATCACTAACTTCTTTGGTACTAAAGACCAAATCCAAGTTCAAGTTGCAATCTATTACAACGAAGATGCTCGGCATGGCAACATGGCTACCGTTAAAGAGAACGCACATTACATCGCTATGGAAGATTTAGAAGGCGATTTAATCCCTGCAATTTACGCTGTATTAAAGACTTTTAGCGATTATGCTGGCGCAGAGGACTGCTAGTGGCATATATGACAGTTTAGAGCAGTTTTTATAAACTAATAAAAAACTACTTGACTTTTAAGTAAAACTGTGGTAGAATTACGACATAATTGTAAGTGAGTACTTACTTCTCCTTAAAGGATAAAGAAGATGTTAGACAAGAAGCTACAAAGCTATTACGAAAACCGCTTTTCAATGATGGCAACTGAAGGGTGGCAAGATTTAATGGAAGATGCACAGAATATGTTTAATTCGTTGAACCATGTGCTATCAATCCAGAATGAATCGGATTTAATGGTAAAGAAGGGACAACTGGACTTGCTTCAGTGGCTCATTACCCTTAAACCTGCTTCAGAACAGGCTTACGAGTCTCTCATTAACGACTCTGCGGGAGCAGCTCAGAATGAGTAGACGGATGTACGACTTCCAGTGTGAAGAAAAACATATTACAGAAGGTTACGTTGCTTATGAGACAACAACAATCTCCTGTAGTTGTGGGAAAGTAGCTAATCGAATTATCTCTCCTGTAAGGGTGAGTTTAGATGGCACAGACCCAATCTACGTGGCTGCCTACGATAGATGGGCAAAAAGGCACGAAGACAAGCAGAAGCAAGAAGCAAAGCAAAACGCCTAAGACACCTCGAAAGAGCCTTAGATTATTAATCCTAAAATCACTTGATTCGGTGACGGGAGACTTTAAATGGCAGCAAACTTTATTGAACAAGACGAACTGTTTAACGGCAGCGAAGAAGAAGTAGTACAAGATATTACAACCCCAGTACCTGACAGCACTGCTGCAGGACAAACTGAAACAGCTAATGTCAGTGAACAAGTAGACGAATTACCAGAGAAGTATCGTGGTAAGTCCGCTAGTGATATTGCTAAGATGCACCAAGAGGCTGAAAAGCTCATTGGAAGACAAGCAAACGAAGTTCACGAAGTACGAAGCCTTGCGGACCAACTGTTAAAACAGCAACTCGATTCTAACGCTAAAGCTAAACCGCCGATTGAAGAATCGCTTGAAGAAGACTTTTTTGTAGACCCAGCTAGTGCAGTCAACAGACAAGTAGAGAAGCATCCTGCAGTTCTTGAAGCAAGACAAGCAGCTTTAGAAATGAGGAAGATGAAGACGGCACAACAATTGTCGTCTAAACATCCTGATTTTGCAACCCTCGCACAAGATGCAGGTTTTCAAGATTGGGTTAAATCTTCCAAAGTTCGTTTAAATCTGTTTGCTAAAGCTGATGCTGAATATGACTTTGAATCTGCTGATGAATTGTTAAGTACCTACAAGGAACTCAAACAAATCAGACAGCAAAATCAAGTACAACAAACAGCAGCAGTAGAAAGCAAAGCTCAAGAACAGGCAATGAAGGCAGCTACAGTCGATGTTGGCGGTGCTGGCGAAACCAGCAGAAAAGTATATCGTAGAGCAGACCTTATTAAACTGAGAATGACAGACCCTGACCGTTATATGCAAATGTCTGATGAAATCATGCAAGCATACAGCGAAGGGCGAGTTAAGTAATTTTAGAATTTCTAATTAAAGGAAAAATATCATGGCATTAGTAGGCGCAGCATATCCGGGTGGTTCAACATCCGTAGTAACAAAAGCAAACGCAGACAAGTTCATTCCAGAAATCTGGTCTGATGAAGTTATCGCTGCTTACAAGAAAAACCTAGTATTGGCTAACCTTGTTCGCAAAATGTCTTTCAAAGGCAAAAAAGGCGATACACTGCACATCCCTAAACCAACTCGTGGTGTAGCTACTGCTAAAGCAGCTAACACTGCAGTTACCGTTCAAGCTGATACTGAGAGCGAAGTATTGGTTGCAGTTGACCAACACTTTGAGTACTCACGTTTCATCGAGGACATCACAGAAGTTCAATCATTGGCTTCCCTACGTTCTTTCTACACAGAAGACGCTGGTTACGCTTTGGCTAAGAAAGTTGATGACTTGTTAATCGCTGGTGGTAAGTCTTATGGCGATGGCGATGCGTCTGACTGGGTTCACAGCAATGCTTACTTTATCGATGCAACCACAGGTTTGACACTGTATGCTCTTGACACTGTAACCACTTCTGACTTGTTCACTGACGCTGGTTTCCGTAAGCTAATCCAGTTAATGGATGACGCTGACGTACCAATGGATGGTCGTAAGTTTGCGATTCCTCCTTCACTGCGTAATGCAATCATGGGCATTGACCGTTACAACTCCAGCGACTTCGTTGATGGTCGTGGCGTAAACAATGGTCAAATCGGTAAGTTGTATGGCATTGATGTTTATGTATCAAGCAATATGCCAACTATTGAAACAGCCGCTGATAACTCAGTTGGTGACGCAATCAAAGCTGCACTCTTGTTCCACACAGACACAACCGTGTTTGCAGAGCAACTTGGTGTTCGCTCACAAGTACAGTACAAGCAAGAGTATCTGTCTACACTTTACACTGCTGACACATTGTTCGGCACTAAAGTTGTACGTCCAGAAGCTGGCTTCGTATTGGCTGTAAACGCCTAGTAGTAAAACTCAGGATAGCCTCTCAGGAGGCTGTCTTGTTTAAGGACATTTATAAGTGTCTTTAAATAAGACAAAGGACAAGTATGCCAACTACAGTTAAATTAAAAAATAGTGTAACTTCAACTAATGTTCCTAGCTCTTTGGTTCAAGGCGAAGTTGCGATTAACGTAACAGACAAAAAAGTATGGGTCGGGAACGCAGCTAGTGGAGTAGTTCAAATAGTTGGTCCCGGCTCTACAGACTTAGCTGTCGCTGATGGCGGGACTGGAGCTTCTACCGCAGCTAACGCAAGAACAAACCTTAGTGCTGCTGCAAGTGGAGCAAATTCTGACATTACTTCTTTAACTGGGCTTACTACTCCTTTATCCCAAGCACAAGGCGGTACAGGAACTACAACAGGATATTACGCACTGAAGAATCGCATCATAAACGGTGCGATGGTTATTGACCAAAGAAACGCTGGTGCGGCTTCTGCAAATACATATAGCGGATATTTTTTAGACAGATGGCAAATTTTACAATCAACAACTGGTAAATTAATTGCACAACAAAATGCTGGCTCAGTTACACCACCATTAGGGTTTAATAATTATTTAGGAATTACGTCACAATCTGCTTATTCTGTTGGAGCAGGAGATTTTTATTTTATTGTTCAATACATAGAAGGATTTAATACAGCAGATTTAGGATTTGGAACTGCAAACGCAAAAACAATTACGGTTTCTTTTCAAGTCTATTCAAACCTTACAGGAACTTTTGGTGGATGTTTAAGAAATAGTTTAAATAATAGAAGCTATCCATTTACATATACTGTTGCATCTGCAAACACTTGGACACCAGTTTCAGTAACCATTGCTGGCGATACAGCTGGTACTTGGGTTGGAGCAACAAACGAAATTGGTTTACAAGTAATTTTTGGTCTAGGTGTTGGCTCAACATATAGCGGAACTGCTGGAGCATGGGCGGGAGCAAACTATATTTCAGCCACAGGCGCAACATCCGTAGTCGGTACAAACGGTGCTACCTTCTACATTACTGGAGTTCAGCTAGAGGTAGGCACACAAGCTACTTCATTTGAATACAGACAGTATGGTACTGAATTAAATCTTTGCCAGCGCTATTTTGAATCATACACATTTAGCACTGAAACAGTCATCGCAGTTGGACAATGTGATGGAACAAGCAGCGCTCAAACTAGTTTTAGATTTAACCAACAAATGAGAACAGCCCCAAGCGTTACGTTACCTACCGCTGGAAGTGGTAGTGGACAGATGTCTTTCTTAATTGCTGGTGGTACATATCCGGGAACATTTGGGAGTTTTAGTGCTTTAGCCATTTCAAATGTAAATTTCAAATTAGTACAAACTGGTGCTACTGGAGCATTTGTAGCTGGTAACGCCTCTTGGTTATATCCAAATGGTACTGCTGTAATATCAGCAAGTGCGGAGCTATAAATGTATAAATTATTACCCCAACAAAAAACACCTAATGGCTTGGTAAATGCAAATGCAGTTTTGCGTATTGCTGACAACGCTTTTATCCCATTCGACCCAGCCAACACAGACTACCAAGCCTACCTTGCATGGGTAGCAGAGGGCAACACACCATTACCTGCGGATGAATAATGACTGAACACGCAAACGAAACCCTTAAAGTAGCTGGAGATGTAGTTTCTTTAATGACTGTGCTAGGTGCTTTAGCGCAGCTTCTACCTGCTGTAGCAGCATTACTTACTATTGTTTGGACTTGCTTTCGTATCTATGAAACTAAGACTGTACAAGGCTGGTTAGGAAAGAAACCTAAAGAATGAGAGAAATATCGGTAGGTAAAAATCTTACTGCCAACACTCTAACAACGCTGTACACTGTTCCAACACAGCACACTGCAAAGTGGCATACTGTGTTTGCACATAATTCAGGTGGTTCTACTAAACATTTTAGTTTGTGGTGGTACGACAAAAGTACTACTACAGAAATTGTTGTTGTCTTAGAATATAACTTAACTTCTAAAACTTACTTTCAACTAGACGGTAATTCTTATGTATTTTTAGAAGAAGGTGATGAAATCAGAGTTAAGTCTGAAACAGGTTCTGCGGTAAGTGTTATTGTTACTGTAGAACAAGCCCACAAACAAACTACTCAGCATGGATTCTAAGGATAATTATGCCACTCGCTAAAGGTAAATCTCAGAAGACAATTAGTAAGAATATATCAAAGTTAGTAAAAGAAGGACGACCACAGAAGCAAGCTATCGCAATCGCATTATCAACCGCAAAACCAAAGAAAAGGAAGTAATCATGCCAATGGTAAAAGACAAGAAGTTTCCCTACACAGCTAAGGGCAAGAAAGAAGCTAAGTCGTATGCTATGAAGACAGGAGCAAAGATGACTACTCCTAAAGCTAAACCAGCTAAAAAGATGGGTTCGATGCGTGGCTACTAAACCGGGACTCTATGCCAATATCGCAGCCAAGAAAGCTCGTATCAAGGCTGGCTCCGGTGAGCGTATGCGGAAGGTTGGTGCTAAAGGCGCTCCTTCGGCTCAAGACTTTAAAGATGCTGCTAAGACGGCTAAAAAGAAGAAATAATGCCAAAGAAAGCGTTTCAGAACCCTGAAGGTGGTCTCAATCAAAAAGGGCGAGACTACTACAATAAGACTACAGGCTCTAAGCTAAAGCCGCCAGTGTCTGCTAAGGAGGCTGCAAAGTCGCCTAAAGCGGCTGGACGGCGTAAGAGCTTCTGCGCTCGAATGGGCGGTGTTGCAGGTCCAATAAAGGACGAAAAGGGCAGACCAACCCGCAAAGCATTAGCATTGAAAAAGTGGGATTGTTAAAATAACTGTTGACATAGAATTAACACTGTGTTACACTAAAGGAATATATGGCAACAACGACGACCTACCTACAAGCTGTAAATAGCGTTCTTAGGAGACTAAGAGAAACTGAGGTTTCTACAGTCAACGAAAATTCTTACAGCAAGATGATTGGCGAACTTGTAAACGATGCTAAATCATCCGTTGAATCCGCTTTTGGGTGGAACGCTTTAACATCCACTTTAACTGTCCCAACTGTGGCAGATACCTCTACTTACACACTAACAGGTTCTGGTGTACGTTTTACTGTGGTTAATGTTATAAACGATACTTCTGATACTTTTTTACGTTTAGCACCTGCTTCGTATATGACGCAGCAGTTTTTACCAGCAAGTCCCCAAAGAGGCGCTCCTCAGTATTATCATTTTAAAGGACAAAACGCTAGTAATGATACGTTAGTGGAGGTGTTTCCAATTCCAGATGCAGTGTATAGCTTAAAGTTTAATTTAATTATTCCACAAGATACACTCACAGATGACACTACTTTAATTAAAGTTCCGGGTGATGTTATTATTTTAAATGCGTTTGCTAGGGCATCGGTAGAGCGTGGTGAAGACGGTGGTTTACAGTCTTCTGAAGCCTATGCTTTAGCTAAAAACTTACTGGCTGATTACATTGCTTTAGAATCGAATCGTCATGTAGAAGATACTAACTGGGTTCCGAATTGAGTAAAGTTCTTTCCACTTCGTCGATTTCAGCACCGGGCTTTGCTGGTCTTAACCTGCAGGATGCACCTGCGTCTTTAGAGGCTGGTTTTGCTTTAGAGGCAAATAACTGCGTTATTGACAAGTTTGGTCGTATTGGTGCAAGAAAAGGTTGGACAACATATCTTCCAGCCAACGCAGATTTAGACGTTCAAACAGTAGACACAATCGCAGAGATACTGTCTCCAACAGCTAATAATAATCAGTTATTTGCAGCAGGTAACGATTGTTTGTTCTTGTCTACCGGTAGTGCATTAGCGAAGAAGTTAGTGCGTAATAGTGGCGATACAGCTAACGCTACATATACTATTACTGACAGTCATTGGCAAGTAGCATCTATTCCAGATGTTACCAATGCTCGAGGAAGAGCAGTGCTAACTCAAACTGGACATAAGCCTTTATATTTAAGTTACTCTAGCGTTACCAGTAATTATGTATTTAAGATTTTAGCAGATGTTGCTACATTGCCTGTGTCGCCTGTTGCACACACTTCAAGTACCTTTACCCCTAATGCGTGTATTTCCGCTTATGGTCGTGTTTGGGTTGCTGACATTGCAAACGATAAACAGACAGTATATTTTAGTGATTTGTTAAACCCACTAAACTTTCAAACAGGTACAGCAGGTGCTTTAAACATTAACGAAGTAGTAGGAGATGGTGACTTTATTGTTGGTCTTGCCTCACACAACGGTTTCTTAATTATATTCTGTGAAAACCATACTGTAGTTTTTAGTGGCGCTCAAGACCCTTCGGCTTTATCGTTGTCGGATAACATTACTGGTATTGGCTGCATTGCTCGTGATTCTATACAGCAAACAGGTACAGATGTTATCTTCTTGTCTTCTACCGGTGTTCGTAGTTTAAGTCGTACTGTACAAGAGAAATCCATGCCAATGCGTGATGTCTCTAAGAATGTCCGTGATGAACTGTTAGCTACGTTGCAAACAACTTCAGAAGTGAAGTCAATTAAATCTGGATATTCTGCACAAGAAGCATTTTATGTCTTATCGTTTTCTGATGCGGACACTGTGTATTGTTTTGATTCAAGAAGTTTGTTACAAGATGGCTCTGCTAGAGTAACTACTTGGGACACAATTACTCCTAAGTCTTTTTGCACAACCGTAGATAGAAAGTTTTTAATAGGTAAAGCGGGTTATATTGGTTTGTATGAAGACTATAGCGATAACGGAACAGCATATCGTATGTCATACTATTCAAGCTATTTTGACTTTCAACAACCTACCGTATCTAAGATTCTTAAAAAGATTGAGTTGTTGTTCATTGGAGCGCAGAATCAAGACGTAACTGTTAAGTGGGACTTCGATTTTAAGAAAGCATATCAATCTTCAACAACTACCATTGCACCGTCTACTATTGCTGAGTATGGCATTGCAGAATACGGTATTGGTGAGTATTCAGGTGGTATTGTTATATTTAATAACAACGTCAATGCTGGTGGAACAGGTAAAGTATTACAACTAGGATTTGAAACAGATATTGATAACAATGCTGTTTCTTTACAGAAAGTCGATGTCTTCGTTAAAGGCGGGAAAACACTATGACAACATACACAAAAGCAACTAATTTTACTGCAAAAGATTCTTTATCTACAGGCAATGCTTCTAAGATTGTTCGTGGTTCTGAAATTGACACAGAGTTAACTGCAATTCAAACTGCAGTAAACAGTAAATCTAATACTGCTGCTCCTACATTTACAGGAACAGTAACTATGCCAACATTAGCGGTTACTATCAATGCTACTGTCGGTGGCACGTTAACGGTTACTGGCGCTCTTGAAGCTGCCTCTATTGATGGCGGTACATTCTAATCATGGCAACCATTGTCGACAAAGAATATACTTCTACTGAGATTATCAAGAAAGACTTAGAACGTGGCGGGTTTAGTAAAGAAGAAGATAAACTATTAAAAGGATTTGTTTCTTTAATTAATGCAAAGAAAGCAGTTCTTGTTCGCCACAACAACACTGTATTTGTCGGTATTCGTAAACAACCCGGTGTATTGGAAGTTCATATGTACACACTAGACCCTTTGTCTACATTGCCAGAAGCAATGAAAGTTGCGTTTGATTCAGTTAAAAAAGCTGGTGTAAAGAAATTAAAATCTGAAACTACTAATCCTCGATTGATTAGAATGTTAGAAACACTTGGACCATTAAAGACAACTAAAAAAGGTAAGAATATTGCATGGGAATTGGAGATTGCTAAATGAGATATAATTTAGAGTCAACCCTTCCAATCAATGCGTTCTCCCCTCGTGCTGGTCGTGGTCCTTTCTCATATGGAATGACACTTGAAGGTGGCGGTGGTGGCGGTGTTATAGAAAGTATTGGTGGTGCAATCTCTGACGCAGGACAATCAGTAGCTAATGTAGTTTCTGATGTCGGTACATCAATTGATGATGCTGTTATTCAACCAGCTATTGATGACCCTGTAGGCACTGCAGTTAAAATTGCAGCTATTGCTGCTGCTCCATATACTGGAGGAGCTTCTTTATACGCTATTCCAGCTTACACAGCTACTAAAGCTATTGCTGCTGGTGTTGATATTGAAGATGTTGCGGTAATGGCTGCAATTCAAACCGCTGCAGCTTATGCCGGTGTTAGTGTTGCAGACTATGTTGGAACAATGGCAGAATTTGGCACTGCAGTAGGCTCAGAACAGACAGCAATGTTAGCTGCACAGAATGTAGGAATTGGCACAGGTAATGTGGCTTCTACTGCTGCTGGACAAATTGCTGGCGGTGCTACTTCAGGTGCTATCAAAGCAGGTGCAATGGGCGGAGACATTGATTTAGGATTACTGTCTGGAGCTACAAGTGGTGCAATCGGTACAGGTATAGGTGCAACAGTAGACGCTGCTGCAAATTCAGGATTATTTAATGATGTAGTTAGTCAAGCAAACACAGGAACAACAGGTATGGACGAACTATTTAATGCCGGAGAAGACTTTAACATGGGCGGTGCTGGTTTTAACGCTTATGCACAACAGTTTGGCGGCACAGGTGAAGACTTTAACATGAGTGGGGGACCTTTTTATAACCCTAATTATTCCGTCATACCGGGTGAACTTGGCGATATTATACAAGACGCTAACGGAAACATTGTACTGTCTTCTGGTGCGGACATCCAAGCTGCACAGTCTCTTGGGTTTGACCCAACTACACTCACAAACTATGCTAAACAGTTTGGTACTCAAGCATTAAAATCCTTGTTAGGGTCTAGAGGAGGCACTGCTGGACAAAACACTGGTCTAGGTAGTTTACTAGGCGGTGCTACTGGATTAGCATTGACAGCCCAGCAAAGAAATGCTATTCAAAATGCTTATAACACACAATCGCAAAGAGTTGGTAATGCAGCTACACAAGCACAGAATCTAGCATCATTTACTCCGATTGGAACTACTAATTTCTTTGGTTCTTCACAGTTTAGTAGAGACCCAGTAACAGGGCAAATCACTTCTGCTGGCTATACTCCAACAGCACAAGTTGCTGGACAGATGCAAAATCTGTTTGGTCTAGGCGCTCAAGCATTGCCAACTACCGCAGACCCACTCGCACTTCAACAACAGTATATTACACAGCAACAAGGATTATTAGCTCCGGGGCGTGAACGACAGTTAGCTCAGTTGCAAAATCGTCAGTATCAAACAGGAACTACTGGTTTAGCTACTGGCGGTACAATGGCTGGGTATGCTCCTAACGCACAAGGTTTAATGGCAACTAACCCAGCAATGGCTGCATATTATAATGCTATTGCACAAGAAGATGCTCGTCTAGCGGCTAATGCTCCTACTTATGCTCAAAGTTTATTAGACAAACAGATTGCAACAGGCACTGGTTTATTTGGCGCTGCTAATACATTGCAAGGTTATGCACAACAGCCGTTTACAATGTCTACTGACCTTGCTAAAGCACAAGCTGCTGCAGGTGCGTCCGCAGGACAGTTAGGTCTGACAGGACAAACTAATGCTGCTCAGTTGGCTGCTTCAGGAGCGTTGCAAGGCAATGCAGCAATGCAAGGCACTTACAATCAATTAGGACAAGTAGCTACAGGACTTGGTAATCAAGTTGGTGGTATGTTGTTACAAAACCCAACCATTGCAAACTGGTTAAGTTAAGGAATAATTATGGCAGACGGATTTGATAATATTGTTGGTGGTCTTTTTGGTGCAAGTCCAGAAGGCTTAAAAATTGCTCGTGAACAACAAAACCTAAACTTTGCTAAAGAAGTTGCTAATGCAGAAGCACAACGAGCTGGTGCTGGTTCAGTATTAGGTGCTAATGTCATGGGCGCTAGAGGAGTACAGCAACTAGGCAATCTATTTGGTGTTGAAGACCCTCTCATGCAACGTGTGTCTCAGCAACAGCAACTGCTTGGCGGTGTTGATTTTACAAATTTAAAATCTTTACAAACTGCTTCTCAACAAGCTGCTAAAGCAGGTCGTCCTGACATTGCTCAAGAACTTGCTAAACGAGCATTAGATATTCAAACTAAAGTTGAAGAGAGACAATTAACTCGTGATACGCAATTACAAATTGCTCGTGAGCGTATTCAAGGTCAATTAGATGCTGCAATTCAGCGTGGCGCAGACCAAAAAGAAATAGCTAGAATGGTTACAGAAGGAAGACAACAAATTGCTCTGTTAGCCGCTTCTCTTAAAGGACCTAAAGCACTTTCCTCTGGTTTACAAAAAGCGGAAGACGAGAATTTATCTGCTTTAGATAATTATAAGGCTCAACAAGAAGCTCTTATGCCGTCTATTCAAGCATTGACAAAAAACTCAAAAGGAGTTCGTCTATTAGAATTAGGTCCTGTTAAAAATGCTGAATATTTAGCACAAAATGCAGCAGGTAATTCTACTCCACAAAGTCGTGCTTATGAGGCTTTAAAAGCGTCTGTTGATACTGCAGTAAACTTATTAGTCAGTGCAGAAAAAGGTGTTCAAACTGATGCCGACGTGAAGCGTTTTGCTCAAGCACTTGTTGCAGCTTATGGACGAAACGATACTGAAACTACTTTGCAAGCCTTAACACGCTATAACGAAGCCATTGGCAAATCGGCAACTCGGACACAAGAGAGAATTGAGTCTCGTCGTCGTTCACAAAATGTTGACCCTTACGGCTTTGAACAAAGACCTACAACACCACCAACTGGACAGACTAACGAAGTAGATTTTAACTCACTTCCTAAAAGGAAACAATAATGG